CGCCCCTCCCCCCCACGCCGGGCCCCCCCCCGGCCGCCGAGGTGAAGCGCGAGTGGGAGGCGGACGACCTCCAGTGGCTCCCCTTCGAGGACTACTCCCTCGGTGACTGGGTCCGGGTGGAGCGGGGCTCCGGTCTTGAGCGCATGCGCGTCACCCAGATCTCGATCTCGGTGACCGAGAACGGCCGCTGCGAGGGACACACGACCTTCGGCACCATGCTCGACGACGTCCTGTCGCGCCTGGCCAAGCGCCAGAAAGGCGTGCTCGGGGCCGCCACCTCCGACGGCCAGAACCCCCGGCCCGAGGCGACTCCTAGCAAGCACTGGCCCCTCCCTCCTCAGGGGCTGGTCATCTCCTCGACGGCGGTCATCGGGCCGCTCGGCTACGCGCAGGCAGTGGCGTCCCTGGAGTGGCAGGCGGTCACCACGGACACCTTGGGCGTGGCCGTGGACGTGATCGGCTACGAGATCTCGGTCCGCGAGATCCCCTACCCAACCGGACGGCTGCTCACCTCCAACGACACCTCCGGAGAGGTGGAAGGGCTGTCCCCCGGAGGCCGGTACGCCTTCAAGGTCAGGGCCGTCACGCGCGACGCCGTCGGCTCCTGGGGGCCGGAGACCATCGCGACCATGGCTACGGACACGTCCGCTCCCCCGGTCCCCTCAAAGCCACAGCTCTCCCAGACCCTTGGAGTCCTGCAAGTGTTCTGGGACCTGCTGAGCGTTGACGGCGGGGGCATGCCGGGGGACTTCGCAGGCGCCGAGGTCAGCGTGCAGCTGCCCGGAACCCCTCCGAACGTCGTGGCCTCAATGCCGTCCCCGATGCAGCGCATCTCCCTGGCCGGGTACGAGATCCGGGAGTACGAGGTACGACTGCGTACCTACGACCGCGCGGGGAACCGGTCGGCCTGGAGCGCGCCTAGCAACATCACCCTCAAGCAGAACATCGACGCCGACGCCATCGCCCGCGAGGTTGAGAGGAAGCTGGCGGGCAGTGACGCGATGCAGCAGGCCGCCCGCGAGGGCACCCTCAAGGAGATGAAGCACCTCACCGAGGCCATGACCCAGGTGGCCGCCAACTTGGTCACCTCAGGACCCATCCCTCCAGATAGTGGGACAATAGGTTCCAGCATGTGGATCTCACCCGACGGGCGAGTATTCGTCCTCAGAGCAGAAGGAGACAGGTAATGAAGGAGTACGTCGCCACCAAGCAGTGGCGCGACGGGTTCGGAGTCAATGAGACCCTGATCACCGCCGCAGACCTCATCCGGATCGAGGACGGAATATCCTCCGCCACTCGCGGGGTCACCTCCCTGGAGACCGTCGTCCAGGGGCAGCCCGCCAAGGTCCTGGAGGAGGTCAAGAAGATCGCTCAGGCTATCCGGACCGAGATGGCCAAGGCGATCCCTGTCGGAACCATTGCGATGTTCGGAGCAGACCGCGACCCTGAGGGATGGCTCCGCTGCGACGGGCGGGTCTTGCAGAGGAGCGCCTACCCTGCGCTGTTCTCCGCCATCGGCACTACCTACGGCTCCACCAATTCCGAGGACTTCCGCATCCCTGACATCCGGGAGCGGTCAGTGGTCGGTACTGGCACTAAGTACAGCCCCGGCGACAAGGGCGGGAACACTCTCCTTACCCTGAGCATCGCTCAGATTCCGGCCCACACCCACGAGATCGGGGAGTCCTCGGACCAGTCCAAGAGGTTCCAGGCCCGCACGTCCAACCAGGACATCGGTATCGGCTCGTCCGGATACACCTACCTGACCTCTACGGGAACCTCCTCCAACGAGAGGTCCCCGATCGCGGCGTCTACTGGAGGGTCGCAGCCCATCGACCTCCGTGACCCGTACTTCGGTCTTCCCTACATCATCAAGGCCGCCTGATGCCCGGGCCGATCAATCCAGCCGCCGCGCCTGAGGGCGCTCGCGGTGGCCAGTACGTAACCGTCCCCGCCTTCGCCTCGCCCGGCCAGTCCCTCCCCAACAACTCCCGCACCGCAGAGGGGTCGACCGTCGTCTACTCCCCGAAAGGCTGGCGCTGGGAGGAGGCCGGCGACGAGTACTCTAAGAGCGTGTCCAAGCTGACGGCCGCGACCATGGAGTCGGCCGTCCGGCGAATCCGCTCCTCAGTGGGCACGGTGCTCTACATCAGAGGCACCTCGGACACGGAGCCCCCCTTCCGGGGGGAGACCCTCGGAGACACGGTCCGGGTCCAGGACGCGCAGACTCTTGACATCGTCGCTGAGTGGAAGTGGAACGGCTCCTCGTGGGAGCGGATGCGGGTCACCAGCGAGCAGATCAGCAACCTCGACGTGGGAAAGTTGACCGTAGGGGCGGCCAACATCGCCGAGCTCACCGCGAGGAAGATCGCGGCCGACGTCGGCCGCTTCCTGGAGATCACCACCGATCAGCTCACTGTGACCGGCAACGCGTCCTTCGTGAACGCTACCGCACACCATGTCTGGACGAAGATAATCACAGCCGGGCTGGGTGAGTTCGAGAAGATCCGGGCCGGGATGCTGGAGGCCGACTCCGTCAGCGCATCTAACATCCAGGCCGGAGCCATCGACGGCCAGGTCATCACTGGTGCGACTATTCAGACGGAGCGGACCTACGACCGAGGCCTCAAGCTCTCCTCTGACGGCCTCCGGGTCTACGACGCCCGCGGCAGGTCGGTGCTGGACGTCAACGCCCACACCGGAGCCATTGAGATCAGCGGCCACCTGAGCCGGCAGGACTCGTGGTCGAAGGTCTGGTTCAACGACGTCATCTCTAACCGCACTGGACGAGACGTCAGCTCCGACGGCTCGAAGTGGGGGTGCGGCCTGGCCTTCAACTCGCTGGAGGACAACTGGGGGGACGGGGTGATCGCCATGCTCAAGGACCAGTCTGGGGACCCCTCGATCCGCATTCAGGCCCCCTACTTCAGAGGTGTTGGAGACGAGGTCCCCTACATCTCCGTAGGCACCTCGTACGTGACCATGTACACCCCGTCCGGAGACACGCTGTTCGAGTTCAAGGCCGGAGGCGTACGGCTCAGGGCTCAGGATATCTACTGGTGGGCCAACTCCGGAGGCTTCTCGTACGGCACCAACAGCGACAACAAGCCTAGGCTGTACGTGGGTCCGAACACGGTCCACATCCGCCCGATGGGGGAGTCCCTTCCCCGATTCTGGGGGGATCGTAACTCGACCACGATGCAGTACACCGGCAAGCACCAGGTGTGGATCAACGGCTCCGGCGTGAATATCACCGGGGGTAAGAAGTTCTCCATGAGGGTCCCCGTCCTGACCGCTGAGCGCGGAGGCTTGTGGCTGGAGCACTCCTGTACCGAGTCCCCCTATGACGGGATCGAGTATTGGGAGAACGTCACCCTGGACGGGGATGGCCGCTACCGCTGGACCCTGCCCGACTACGTGCCTCGGATCGCGTCCAAGAAGGCGCCATGGGTGGTCTTCGCCAACGAGGGCGCACGGGGAGTTCTGGATCGATCCAACCCGGAGGAGTGGCACGTGGACGTTACCGGTACCCCCGGCGCGGTGGTGGCGGTCCTCGTCAAGGGGGCTCGGCAGGTCGATCAGGACGTAGACGAGCACGGCGAGCCGATCATGCGCGACTACGCCCGAGAGTCACCGTGGCACATCGGGGCCCCGACGCCGCCGGCCTACGCGGAAGGCGGAGTGCCGGAGGACGATATGGCCCTTGGTGGCGGTATGTACGGGCCGGTTACCAAACCTGAGGGTATCTAGAGGAGTGTCCTATGATGGAGAGGGGTGGTGCGGGAGTATCCGCACCGCCCTCCAGCCTACGTTAGGAGAACCTATGGAACCCCAAGCACCTCAGGTCGACGCTGTGGCCGTGATCGACGCCCTGACCCTGGAGATCGCGGCGCTGACCCGGCGCGCAGTCGTCGCTGAGCAGCGCGCCCGTGACCTGGAGCAGCAGCTCCAGGGCTCAACCGGTACGAAGGAGAGCAAGTGACAGTACAGTCAGTCGCCGCCGCCATCGCCCGCCGCATCTGCGACAGCGAGAACGTCGGCTACAGCCAGCCTGAGCGGCGGTCCTGGTACGCGAACGCGGACTGGGCGGGGCACGTGTCCAGCCCGCAGAACGCGGACTGCTCCAGCCTCGTGTGTGGAGCGATCTGCTACGGCCTCCACGACACCTACGGGGTGCCGTGGGGCCATCAGGCGCTCCTGGAGATCAACGACCACTGGA